AAGCACTATTACTATTTCCATAGCTGATGAATGTGATGTCATATGGCGTTGGTTCATCTACAGTGATGTACACATCATTGGCATCGGATCTCTTCGTATATGTTCCACCATTATTACCAGCGGCATTAACACAGATGATACCACTATTCCAAGCAGTTTCTAGTGCGGTGTGTAAAGAACTATATGTAGACTGATTAGGCATCACGACACACCATCTGGTGCCGTTAGTTGCATCGTAGACTTTGAATGGGATGATATTTGCCTTGACAAATTCTGACAAATCAGATCCCCATCCACCTGCTACTGTGGTAAGAACCACATTGCCATTTGTAGCACCTTGTCCTGTTACTCCATCAGTTAAGTTAGCTCCGCCATCAGCAACTCTAATTACAAATGGATGACCACCTGCATTTACAGCGAATGTAAGAGTGTCGCCATCATTGATAGTGATAGATTGATTAGTTCCACTAACAGCTCCGTTTCTATCAGAACCACTCATGCTATACAATCCAGATCCACCAAAGGTTACGTTAATGGTGTAATTGTTTGTAGTACCATCACTGGTGTTTACAGTGATAGTTCCCTTCATGTTGGGGTGTGCTGTACACTGATACCAATATGGACTATTGCCAGAATGACTACCACTGGGTCTATTGACAGTTCCATTTGGAGTGACGATACTGTCAACATATTCTACTGGAATTGCACGTCTCCTATCTTGCAGATACTGATATTCTGCAATCATGATAGTGGGGTTTTTCTCTCCAGTTTCTGGATTATTTGGTTTGGCATTGTGCCAATCAATCAATGCTTGAATACACTCTGTTGGACTGTCGCCAGTAACTAGGTACATTGCATAGAGATTTGCTTTCTTTGCAAATCCACAAATAGTACCGCCAGAAACACTCAATACACCAATGCCATGATTAGTCAATCCACTGTTGCCACCATCTTGAGATGTTACTTGATTGTTGGCAGCTGCTTCTAGATCTGGCCAATCCATTGGAATGAATCTAGATGCTGTTCTTAATGTCCATACTACATCACTAGATTCAGAACCTTGACCAGTTACACTACCATCACTTACGGCAGCACCTCCATCAGCAACACGAATTTCAAACGGGTGACCAGAAGCAGTTACACTAAATGTTACGATATCTCCTTCTTGGAATACGAGTGGAGGATTGCTTCCATTAACAGTTCCATTTCTGTCCGATCCACTTAAAGTGTAGATACCAGAACCACCAAAACTTACAGCGATATTATAGTTTTCTCTAGTGCCATCAGCAGCATTGACTGTGATGGTATTCTTCATATTGGGGTGTGCTGTACACTGATACCAGTAAGGATCTACTCTCGCATGGGAGTCATCTTCGCTTGCTAACTTTTGGAAGTCTGGGTGTACATCATGTAAACCTTGGTGAGTAGACCAGTCTCCACCACTACCAGATTCTAATGTAACGATATCGACGTTCTTTCCAGTCCATCTAGAAGTATAAGTGCCATCAACAAAGTATGCGTCATCGCCGTTAACACTACCAACTTCTCTACCAATTTTTTGAATTTCTCCACCAGGATCTGTAGCAACGATATGTTCTGTGTCCAAGTAAAACTGGAGACCAGAATTATCTTCTCCTAGTCCAGATGCTGCTCTGTAAGATGAACTTGTGGAAGAAGTAAATCTTTTTGTCATGCTCTCCTTGTCTGGGAGAGTGCATGGAAATGATTGTGGGACTTCAGTTGCAGAAACAACTCTTGGGTCTGCTCCTAGAGTCTCAACGAAATCTCCTTCGACAAGCATGACAAGCAAGGTAGGCATAGATGGAAGCATATTCCACCACTCTGCTTTATTCTCATCAAAACTATCTACAAATGCTTGCTTGTCAGTTCCTTCGACAAGAACTACATCTACTAATACCGCTGAACCGCCTAGTTCCATTTTATGCCTCTAGTTGGAGTACAGTCATTTCAACAGTGATGGTTTGCTGTCCTCCAGACTTATTCATAACTGCTAGATAAACGTTTGTTGATGGCGTAGCATCATCGTTAAATCCAATCAAAGCAGGAGTGAAGAGAACATCTTCATTGGTTCCTGTTGTAATAGCTTCTGCAATTACGCCAGAACCAGGGGTGGGATCTTCGGAGATAGTTCTAGACGCATCCGCTGCTCGTGCAGCAGATGTAGGATAAATTCTTACCCATGCTGGGTGAGATACATTTAACTTCAGTAGTGCATATGACTTGTATGCTGTAATAACAATACTCTCGTCAACATCATTGGCATGTGTGGAAGTAGTAGAGGCATTAAAGTCTTGTCTCGTTCCAAGACTGGTGCCGCCACCTCCACCGCCGCCACCACCGCCGCCAGCGGAGCTAATTACGCCGTTGGTGTCAATAGTGACCGTAGATCCATCTACTTTTACACCACCCAATACAGTTGTGCTTGCAGTTGGTAGTTGATATGTATCAAGGGTTCCACCACTGGATCTCCAGCTGCTACCATTCCAGATCCAAGTAAGACCACCCTCGGTATGTGTAAATGAACCGTCTGTAGCTTGTCCAGCGGTATCTGGGAATAGAATTGCCATTTCTTAAGATCTCTCCGTTTAGTTATTTATTTCAAATTTCTTGAACATATAACTGACACGTTTCAGTACCAGTTCTACTTCCAGATGCAGTCAGGGACTTCAATCTAATTTGGTATGTCATGATGTCACCCGTAGTTCCACCATGCTCGTCAACAAACTCGAAGTAAAGCGGAGTTATGCCAGTAATATTTGGATCTGTTGTAGCGACTGTACAAATTTCTGTCAGTGTAGATCCGTCACTTCTTTCAAGAGAAATAAGTCCACTGGTATTGTTAGTACCATTCAGTTTACCAAACAAAACGCTAATTCTAACTCTGGTGAAGTTTGATACAGTAATACCTGCATTAAACGTTCCATTGTCATCAGTGAATAATGTTCCAGATCCACCCAAAGTAAACGATGCATCACAGTCGCCAACAGCATTTCTAAATGCCGAGTTTGGAGAATCTACTACGAGAGGAGGAGATGCATCAACCCATGCTGCTGGGTTTGCTCCGTTGTCGTAGTAAACTTTCAAACGACCAGAATCACTCTCCCACCACATATCTCCACTGGTGGCATTTGATGGTGGATTGTCACCTACTTCGACATTGGCACCACCGCCTTCACCCCAATACAGTTGACCATTTCCATCAGTGGTTAGAGATTGACCAGCAGATCCATCAGAAGTTACAAACTTAACAACACCATTAATTTTTCCAGTGCCGTCGATATTGAATGTAGTGTTGCCACTGGACTTGAGTGTTAACCCACCAGAACCTGGTGCATGGTTAATTACAATTTCGCCATCTTTATCAACAAGCACACCATAGTCATTTGCCAGTGCAGTAGCAATAGTACCAAATCTGGTGTTAGATGGAACAACTACATTGTTTCCAGTCAATGTCAAGTTTGCTGATGCTGTTGCTGTGGTGACGCTGTTTGTAGTCACTCCACCAACAGTAATACTAGAGGCAGTTGTATCTCCTCGTCCAACTACATCGTTGAGTGTAGAAGATTCTGTGTAACTTGTTAGATATCCAACAGCACCATGATCACCCCATCCATAGGCGGTGTCCCACGATACGTTGTTGTAGTTTAGAGGAGTTAGATACTTGGTTGTTTGACCTAGAGATAGAGTAATAGAATCTTGGGGACCAAGATTAGTGATGTTCAGGTTATTGACAAATGTCTGGTTTACTCTTGCGTCAATAGCAGCATTCGCTCTAGCATCTGTGAAGTAGAGATTGGTGCCTTCCAGGACTGAAGATGTGGAAAACTCGTTGAATGCCAGGTCGATTGTTAACGATCCGTTGGCGTCATCATAAGTGACCGCTGTTCCCACACCACCTTGTAATAGGGCAGCAACCCTATCATCCACCTTCTCGTCAAAGGTAACGTCTAACCCGTTTACATCAGCAGCAAGAGCATTAATTTCCTGGCGCTGTTGATCAAGGGTATATGTAATTGGTACGTTTCTTAATGGCATGATACCAGACTATTCCTCTATTTTAGTATTTATCAGTGTGCAATAACCTGAACTGCGATAGACCCAGTGTCAACGTTCGCACCGTCTCCTTCTCTGTATGCAACGAAATCTACATGACCAGTGGATCTACTAGTAGTCACAAATACTTTTTGAGAACCACTATAATCCATGTGATTGGTGAAGACATAGTAGTCAGTGGCGTTAGTAAATGGATTTGTGAAAGACATGCGATAGTTGCCACTGGATTGCTGTGTTACTGTTACTCCTGCGGTTCCAGTCCATGTAGGAGATGCACCTAGTGTAATCTCGCCAGCTTTGCTGGTTGCTGGTGGTGTATACGTTGTTGTGGTGCCACTGATGGGGTGTGCTGTCGATGGTGGTGTGAAATTTTGAGCGTTGCTACCAGTGCTGACATATCTAACATCTTTAGTGATGCGAAGATCATCAATGTATCCATCAAAAGTGTTTGAAGAGGTAGCCTGACCACCACCAATGCAGATATCATAACTATTGTTATCAATAGCATTTGCATATGAATTACCACCAATGGTGTTTGTTGATTCTCTACCATCTCTATAGAAGTGTAGAGCTCCGTTACTATCTCTAGTAAAAACAATATGTTGCCATGTATTGAGATAGAGAGAATCCCAAGAGACTCCCGCCGTACTATCTAAAGTAACTTCTTCAACAATATTATTAGTTACATCGTGGTATTTAAAACGCCAGTCTCTATTTCCATATTGATCTTTGTGGGTATAAATCGACCAACCGCCCGAAGTTTGCCCTGCGTTGGATTTTGAAATGATTTCTTGTTCACCACTATTGGTGCTAGAAGAAATATTCGCACTATCGAAATAAATCCAAAGTTCAATGGTCCATGTTCCCGTGAAATCATAATCGGATCTATGTGTATACTTAACTCCGTTTCCAGTACATCTTAAAGCATTCGTGCCGAATTTAACTGGAGATGCAGCTAAAGAAGCGGCAGTGATTCCGCTGAAATGTTGTAAGTCACCAGTTTCACCGAATTTAAAATCATCTGCGTCATTATCAAAATTAGCTCTGATAAGCACTTTGTCCCAATCAGTTTCCGCTGGGATTGTAGCTACTTGAGTGTTGCCAAGAATAAACTCTTGCCATACAGATCCATCATAGAAATGTGGTTTGCCGCTAATTTGTCTGATCTCGCCTTGCGTTGCTGCTGGACCAGAAGATTCATTGACACCAAACTTAAATCCGTCAGCAGTGAATGGATCACCACCACCCGCTACGCTAATAACACCACTGCCATCAACAGAGATAGTTGTACCATCTGGTTGTACAGTACCGACAGAAGACGTGGTTGCGACGGCAGTCTGAATTGGGGATCCACTAACTGTAATTCCTGCTGCATCAATAGTTCCTGCAAATGTAGCAGATCCGTCAACACCTAACGTAATTTTATTATCAGATGACGTTCCGTCTCCATCTTCTTGAATAATTAACGCTTGTCCTGATGTTCGGTTTATGAATACATATCCATCGTCTTTGACGGTGACAGCATTGTTAGCAAAACTTGTGGATCCTCCAATAAAAACATCGCCTCCAAAAGTGCCAGTTCCTGCAAATGTGGCATCACCAGGAGCGGTGATTTCAGATGTGATTCCTGCGGTTCCTACCTGTCTGCCTTTCCAAAGAGCACTTGAGCCCATGTTAGCAATATAAATCTGTCCACCGCTGCTTACACTAAATCCAGCATTAGTAGATGTCTCGCTGATACCACCATTAGGGAATTCGCCAATAGGATATGTGCTGAATCCATATGGAACATACATCGAGCTACCAAAGACAGCTTCAGTAACCATCTGACCAGGAGTTATCTGATCTGCCGTTTTAATAATAAAAGTGCCTGATGCAGAATGTAACTCGTCATTAACTTCGAGATCTCCTAAAACTGTCGCACCTGTAAGGTTAGTTGCGAGTTTTTTAGCACCGTCATAGTAAAGTTCAACAGGTCCATCTTTCAGGAATGTGGCATACAATTCACTAGTATCAGATTCTGATCTAATCTGTAAAGCATCAGAATCAATGAATGATGTCAGGACACCTGTTGAACCATCATAGTAAATTTTTAGGTCAGCATCATCACCGAAGTTTGCTACTACATTATCAGAAAAAGTAGGACTGCTATTGAATGTTGCAATGCCGTCGAATGCTACAGTGCTTTGGAATGTTACATCACTAGAAAATGTTTTGCTCCCACCAAATGTTTTCGTACCATCGACTGCAGTGTCGAGGTCAGATGCGATTAAGTTAATCTCTTGACGCTGCTGTTCCAGCGTATGCGCCTTTGGTACGTTGCGTAGTGTCATTTGATTAACTGCTTAAGGAGGGACTTGATTTCGGACATTTCTTCCTTCAAAGTATTTAGATCATCCTGCACATTCTTGAACTCTTCTGCGAGTCTCTTTTTTGGTTTGGGTGCCGTGTTAATAATGGCACCCGTATTCATATCTCGCACAAGTCCTTCTTGACCTTCGACTTGTAAGTATTCAGATAGTTTCATATTAGAAAGAAGCAACAGTTCTCATGTCCTGAATTTTGGGGACATAAGAAGGATTATCAGATTTCATAACAATCTTGATAGCAAAGGATGCGAAGTCGGGAATATCGCTCGCGGTGAATGATAGTTCTTGATATGCATCTTGAGATTCATACTGTCCAGAGATGCTGTTCTGTGCCGTAGCAATCACATCATTATCAGAGGAACCATCTCCATTGAAGTAGGTCCAACTAATATCATCAAACTTTTGTTGTGATGCTTCTGGTTTGATCTTGTACAGAACTTGGATGTTATTAACATCAGTTGCATTAACAGTCAATTTAGTGTTCAGTGAAGAAGCAGAACTTGCTAGGGAGATCTCTTTAGTTACATACTTGGATACACCAGAGGTGTTTACAGAACCATTTTCTGCAACAAAGTCAACACCATCTCCAAACGTCATTGCCTTGATTTCAGCAAACTTGGATGTCTCAAAAGAAGAATTCTTGAAGTCGATTAGATCACCGACTCTGAAGACATCAGATGTTTGTAGACTCGTGGTTGCAGTTCTAGCGAAGTCACTACCCAGTGTGATTTCACTTGCATAGTCATCATTGATAGGTCTCTTGTCATTTTCAAGAGTCAATGTCTTGGTATTTGAATCCCAGAAAATTACTTTACCACTGACTTTATTATCATACTTTTCAGTTCTTACTGAAGGATTGAATGCAGTAACTGTGGAACCAACTACAAACTCGGGAATTTCATTAAAGATTCCAGAGTTTGCAACCACTACAGTAATTCCATCTAGATCGCCACCAGAAGCAGATTGGGTGCTGAAGTATAGAGTCTCGCCCAAGACAAAGTTTACAGAGTTTTTGATCTTAACAAAGATGTCATTATCACGTACCCGCAGAACTTCAGATTCTGCACCAGAAGTTACGCCAGTGACATTTTGGTCAATGGTGATGGGAACAAGATTACCACCGCTCTCGTTTCCTTGTACAGTGAATCTGTATACAGGGAACAATTGAACTTCTTGATATCTCTTACCATATCTCCCTTCAGTTCCTACAGAATTTTCTACTCTATTGCTGACAGTCTTTGCAGAAGCAGATCTCAAGTCAACAACAGGAGATAGATGAGACTTCTCGGTCTTCATCGTCAATTTATACATCAAAGATCCTTCTAGATTATTGAGACTTTCATTGATTGGAGATGCAATCAACTTTTGATTCAGGAAGTATTGTTCCTCATTCAAGAAAGTTGTCTCATAATCTGTCATGGAATATGAAGTGTAGTTAGTGGTGTTGGAATCAACAGGAACAACATTGGTAGTTTTTACCATGCTGTCAATAGAAGTTCCACTAACTTGCAGGTATGGAATTTGTGCGTAGAGTTTTTCGTACTTTCTATTGTAAGATGCTAGAACTGCATCTTGACCGAAGAATCCAGTATCAGATGCTCTGGATGGTCCAACGATATTGTAAGAGTCAATGCCTGCATTAGAAACTTGGAACAAAGTAGACTCTAGTTCGATAGCATCATATCCAGCGAAATCAGGCAGTCCTCTGAAGAATACTTTAGAATCTCCAGCGGTCTCAAAACCATGATCTCTGTGATATACCTTAATGATGTTACTGTTGTTTTTGAACAGAGGAGAAGTTGCTGTGCTGTTGGCAAGAGCATAAGTCTCGAAAGGATCAGATTGTAGTTTTTCGTAACCCAGATCCTCGTTCTTGATGACTAGTTCACCAGGTCTAGAAGTATCGAATTCTGCTCTGTATAGATTGAACTTGATATCCTCAAATAGATCTTCTTCCCAGTTAGCAGTGTTTTGAGACTTGAATAGAGATCCAAGGAGAGGCTGTGCATTGACAACCAGACCAGAAGAAATATCTTCTTCTCCCAACTTGGAAGACCATAGTTTGTATTCAACAGCATCACACTCAATATTGAGTGCATACTCGGTATCATTCTGTAGATAAACAGGATACTCGAAGTTGAAACGTGTAGGTGTGGTAGATCTGATTCCACCTTCTGGATCGATTGCAACACCCATTCTTACAGCGGGTTCGTCGATCTCAATCTCGGATTCGATAACAGCGCCATTATTACCAGCACCAGTTCCTCTGATAACAACAGATGGTGCTTCGGTATATCCTCTACCAGCAAGACTTACATCGGCAAGGAATAGTTGACCACTAGATACTTTAACAGATCCAGTAGCGTTGCTTCCGCCAGGTAGTTGTGGACTTTCAATGGTGATAGTTGCGCTTTCGTATCCAGAACCCAAATTAGTGATATTCAGTTTGGATACACGACCAGAGTCTTTAGCAATCTTCAGACCCACTGTGGCATTGTTAGCATTGTTGTATGCAGTAACTGTGCCGATAGTCAAATCTTCGTTCTGTAGGAAATCTCTTCCGTTGTGATTATTCAAGATAAACGTATAAGTCTGCTCATTTGTTAGAGAGATCTCGCCATTACTGGAAGGGGTAACTTCAAAGTTGTTTCTATCAAGAACTTTAGCAATAGGTCCTTTAGCAAGACTTCTGTTACCAGTGACATCTTCTCCCTGTTGAATCGTAATATTTCCAGAAGAATATACCTTCAGGAAAGTATCTGGATAGAGAGTCCTAATAGATCCAGGAAGGATGTACTTACCAGGTTTGTCTGCCTCTACGTTAGAGAGATAAACTCTTAATGGAACAGTAGCACTCTTCTCGGAGAAGAACAGGTCAACGCCTGTTGCAAACATACCACCTTCAAAGCTTTCGACCTTGAAAGTCTGTGCCATTGGGTTTGGTCTTTCTTTGTTCTCTGTGTTACTATCAATCTCCTGTACACCTTCGTTTGCTTTGAAGAATGCTGGTGCAGTAGAGATGATAGATGCAGGGTTCTCTGGCAGAATACCAGTAGCATAGAACTTGACTTCAGCGAAAGAACTGACTCCATTTACATCAGTAATAGGAGCGTCAGTAGAACTAGAAGTGAATCTGATTGTCTTGACACCTGTAGAGAAGTACACTTCTTCGGAAGTATCATCATATAGCATGGTATCGATATTACCAGTCCAGAAAGAATTCTCTCTAGGTGCATATCCCGATGGTACTAGAATGATGCCACTAGCATTACCATACTCATCTGTTGTAACGCTATTACCAAATGTGGTAGAAGAGTTTCCAGCAACACCAGTAAATCTAGAGTCTGGGTTGATCCATCTAGCGATGTCTCTACCTTCCATGAAGACGTGTAGTTTCGTCTTTGGTTTCATACGTCTTACGACATACTTAA